GGAAAACTAATGTGTGGTATTAGCAGAAAACATTTTCTTTCAATTTCCAGGGGGAGTTTTGCTCTCACAAGAGAGCTTGTTTCGCCTTACGAGCGACGAACGGAAGGACATGTTTCACCAGGGCTTTCTTTGCCTCGCGCTTGATAGCGCTTCGCACTTTGTCGGTGGTGTCCTTGTGGCTGCTCGGCAAATTTTGCTGAACATGGTTAATTGCAGTCTGCAATTGAACATTCATAACTGGCTGAGCCTTAGCGAGTTGGGCTATTGGAGAGTCCTCCTTTGGGACGTATTCGTAATTGATAACGATCTCAACAAAAAAGCAACTGATATTAGATGGAAGGCCAGAAGCATAGAAATATATGTTCTCCCAATTAGCCTCCTGAGCAGTTGCAGTGGCATACGTAGCCACATCGCCAAAATCATAAGCGTTGGCGTTGAGAGGGTGAGCAGTAGCATGGTACTCAGCCCCATGGCTATTCGAATGGGTGTCCCAAGAAACAAAGTTCTGGGGAACCATCGTAGTGGTAGAGCCAAGAACTGGGGGCCCACCTTTAGCAATGACGATATAACCCTTAGAATCGGTTGCGCTAAGGCTGTTAACGATGCGGAACCCGGCAGAAGTCGGACGGTACTGTTGACCATAAGTATTAATGAGGTTAGTACTGTAATTCCCAGAGTACGTAGCTGGCCACGTCATAACGTTACCAGCGGATGATGACGCGACGACATACACATAATTGGGCTTCAAACTAATAGAAACACAGTACGTCCCATTAACATCAGACACAGCCGTTGCAGCAACCCTTTGTTGGAAGGTAAGCGAACGACCGGCACCCTGATCGGGGTAGCGAGCTTCCGATGCTTCTGAACTGAATGGGTCAGTTAGCCCCAACAGAATCCTCTCATGCTCGTCATCAAGACCAAGCTTCGAGACGTTCTGTCTAAGCTTACCGACGCCAGTTTTAGCGATTTTCTTAGCAGCTTTCTTGGCAAGCTGCTTAATCTTTGGTTTACACTCTTCGTAAACAGGGCGGTGTACACTTTCACCGCTTTCATAAAGATATCTATCTATATACATTTTCACCTCCGGTCGGACCACGAAGGTTTTAGCTACTAGTTGGTCATACATTGGATGACTACGATATTCGGCAAAGAATCCGGAGACTGTCTCATAGTTGATGTCAAGCAACATATGATAAAGTCCCTTTTCTATGCGTTTGGAATAAGCCGATGCACCAGAAACCCAAACATGACTACAGAGACCCAAAACACTAGATCTTTCAACATCACGCAGGGGCAACCCAAGAATCTCATAGGCTTTTTCGGTGTGAAGAAGCGCGGGCTCCTCACAATCGTCGCCGACACTAGTAAGAGGATAGTCTTGAACGACTTCACTTTCAATGCACAGAGAGACTAAAGAGGCAGACACAGCCCTAATACTACGGATTGCTGTGTTGGAATCGGAGGTATCCCACCGGCCACTTGGCTGCCAACTTGTCTTATTGTGACACCATATGTCACCTCTAACATTGAAGAGTTTTCTAAAATACGAGCGCTCAAGTTGCTTAGCCATCTCTGAGCGCTTCTTACCAAAACCACTAGCACGACTACGAAGCTCAGCTGCTTTGATAGCCTCGTATTCGCAAACCGTTGTATCAAACTTAGGAACATCTGACTTGATGCAGGCATCCCTATGTTTGGTGGTGAGAACCATCGAATGATATCGGTCGAAACCAATGCCGATACCAGAGTACGACTCATACAAGTTGTCTTTTAAAGCTTGCGAAGCATGGCGGAAAAGCATGGCACTACAAAACGTGCTAACTAAACCTGGAGCAGTTATAAGTCGCCCATACTCCTTTGAAGTCTTAATTGGCTCTTCTTTAATGCTGATATTGATGAAATCTGACAAGAAACACTGATGGAACTCAAGGGGGGTATCACAATACTCCCCGAGAGTGACTAGAAGCATCATCCTGTACATTGTAGCCTCTATCAAATCAAGCATCAAAACGGTATCGTCAAAAATTTGGCCTTTCTTTGGCGCAAACAAAGTTGACGGGAAACCAGAGCTTTTTGAAGGATCAAGGTCAATTAAAACGTCGATAAAATCCTCAACGGTAAAAGTGTCAGAGGTGGAACGTACCTCAGGATACGAGTCGAGTAAGACTTCGACAGCCTGATCAATGGCCTCACAAAGGAGCGGTTCGGGATTAATGCCGTTACCAGCACTCTCTCGAATCGCACCCAAAACATGCAATTTGTCTCGCTCGGGCATTTTATATGCCAAGAGCTCTGGGACAGCCTCTGTGACAACTGACGACAGCTGCTTTGGAAAGGTGTCCTTAGAAAACGTCTTGACGAACCCAACGAGCTCGATATCACAATCCGACAAGACGTCGACAATTTTGGTATTAAATCTTCCGTAGTAGAAAAACCGGTTTTTCGACAACGCCGCTGAGATTAAGGCAGCGGCCTTGTCTAGAAATCCGATTTATCAGAAACGCTTTCTTTCAACTCTTCAATTTTTGCTTGCAACTTGGCCACTTCTTCATTGTATTTTTGCAAGAGTAGCTCAGTTCGCGCTAGTTCTCTTCTACTAGCCTCACGCCTGGCACGTTCCTGCTGAAGGTAGGCATGTTTCTTTGCAAGCAGCTTGCGCTTTTTGTTCAAAGTGTGAAAAGTCCATAGTTTCGCAGGATACAACTTCTTTTCATCATCCGTTAAAGTGACGATTTGAGTTAACATTGTGCCCTGATCCTCAAAATTTTTAATGTCTGCCTGGAGATCCGCAATGTCTTTCTCCAGCTTCATAGCAGCGAGATCTTTCTTTCCAGTCGTTCCAACGCTAATAGTTGTAGTAACGTCTGGCTTTGGGAGATTCTTAATCTGCTTGGCTGTCATTGTGGGCTCCGGAACAGTTGTCGGATCGATCCAAGTGGTCTCACGCGATTCCCGATGATACCAATATGGAGGCATACCGGGTTTTTCAACCTTTCGCCAGATTGGCTTCTCCTTCACCAAAGGCGGTGGAGGGGGGGGGATATCACTGTCATCAGAGTCATCCTCCGACGCATCACCAACAACTTGAGGAGCAAAACGCGTTAAAGCGGGAGGCGACACCACGTCGTCTTCCGCGAGCTTCGACTCTTCACCACTCTCTTGAGTCACGACGGCATGATTAAGATCAACAGAGGCGACCGTCGACGCTAAAACGACGATCTCAGCAGGCTCCTCTTTCTTTTTGTTCTTATTCTTTCCGTGTGTATCATAGAGGTATCTAGGGGTATTCTTGACGTTACGTCCATACGAGTCGTGAGAATACCCACTGTCGCTACTGGAGTCATTGTCAATAGCAAAATCCTCTTGCCCATAATCATACTCATACTGATCATACTCGTTTTCAATCGAGTAGTCAGAGCGCAAGTCTTCGTACTGGGCTTCAATATCATCGAAACGCTTCTCAATTCTCTTTCTAGCGTCTGACTCCTGTTCAACACCCGAATTTGTGTAGCGAGGTTTCGGCTTACACAAATTAACGTTAAGCGGAACAAGAGAAGGCGCTGTGGCAGACGTCGCAACAACTGTGGCAACACCAACAGTTCCCTCCTGTTGGGTTCCAACGTAAATCGCGACGACTCGACCAAGCTGGAAAATTGGCGTACCGGAAAAACCCGGGCCCATTCCAACGACAGAATTGTCAAAGAATATGTGGTTTGAGTAGTGCAAAAACTCGGGCATGAAGCTGATTCGTCGGCCAAAAACCTCAGCACTACACGGCACCCCACCAACGACTGGACCAGTCTCATACTTTGTCTTCTGGCAATGTGATAAAATTGACAAATCCCACATTTTGGACACAAGGCGGTATGCCCCAACATAGGGTTTATCATCTACCAACAATTCGACAACAGTCTCGGTTGGCGGGACATCAGACAGAACATGCCACGCAGTGACAAGTCCAAGGTCCGTGGACACCCCACGCCCAAGCAATCTACCATTAACATCCTCCAATTTGTGGATGTTAATGTCGTCACAGTATTCACCACTGTATTCCTTCAACACCTGATTTTTGCGCAAGCCGGCATCACCAATATGTGCATTAAGGAATTGATCATCAATGTCCGTCTTACATTGAATGACTCTATTTCTGGTGTTACGCATACCCTTGCGCAAAACACCAACATTTTCATTTCTGTTCTTCACTAATTCTGATAACAAAAATTCTCGATTCATTGTATTCGTTTCAATGACTTAAATGCAAAATACG